ATGCAGGATGCCGCACCGCTCACCACGGAAGCAGCAGAAGAAATTGGCACTATCGCCAAGCAGGCTATTGGCAGGGGTAAGCCCGCGCGGGACGCAAAGAAGAAACTTGCCGAGATGGCAAAGATTAACCCTGAAGCCAAGGCTGCGGCTGACCGTATGGGGGTTGACCTACCGCTGGATATATTGAGCGATGACGCGCAACTAAAGACCATTACCGGGCTGGCGCGGTCGCAGGCTGGAAGTGAAGCGGAAGGATCATGGTATGCTGCAGCAAGGCAAGTGGCCAAAAAAGCAGAGCAGGAATTGGAGAATTTAGAAGCCACCCCTGATCTGGCGCAGGTAAGCGCCGATGTTATGAACCGAATGGATAGCGCGGCCAGTTCCCTTGAGAGGCAGGCGAAGGCGCTTCGTGTGGACGTTAACGATGCTATTGATGTTCGCACTCCGGTCGATGTTTCTAAAACCAGAGAAGTGCTTAATGCGCTCGTGGATGACTTGGGGGGTCTTTCAAAAGCACGTGCCGCCCTTTCATCCGAAGAGAAAAAACTTATCGGAGCGTTTGGGATTGGTGATAAAGTTTCAAATCCAACTTATGCGTATCTAAATAGGGTCCGCGATTCCATAGGCGATGCTCTGTATCGTGGCGTCGGCCCTTGGGCAGATTCGTCTAAGCGCGATTTGGCAAAATATTATGCGGCGCTGGCGGATGACCAGATTGCACATATAGAGAAAATAGGCGGAACAGAGCTTGCTGATAAACAGCGTGGCGCAAATAGCCTATTTAATCAGATGTTTAAGGGCCGCCAGAGGATGCAGGCCGTTTTTGGCGACAACCTTGAAAAGGATCTCGGCCCTTTACTGAAGAGCGCAGTTAGCAATGCAAGCAAGGGGGATGGCCAATCCCTCCGCAAAATCCTCGCTAATGTTCCTGAGGATATGCGTGGCGGCGTTCTTATGTCTGGCCTTATGGCGCAAACAACTAAAAAGGGGTTTGATGGCGGCTTTTCCTTTGCGCGCTATGCAGAGGTATATCGCGGACTTCGCCAGAATGCGCCTATCTATAAAGAATTTGCAAAAACCATTGGCCCGCAGGGTTCGCAAATCCTTACCGATCTCTATGCTATTTCGCGGAGGGTGGCTGAGGGTGATAGCCGCATCATTAAAACAGGCAAGTCAAATCAGCCCATCCTTAACGCGCTAAATGCGGAATCGCTTGTATCGAAGGTTCTGGACGGCGCAGTGCGTCGCGTGGCGGAGGCGGGGCTTAGCGTTGCAACAGGCGGGCTTGCAGGCCGGTCTGTCGCTGGGGCAATAGGTGAATCCGTGCAGAACGCGGTGCAGGGATCGAGTAAATCCAGTCTTGAAAAGGTTCATGGCATGCTATCATCCGACGCATTCCGCGAACTGGTGGAGAAGTCTGCCACCGGGCAGGATACCAAACGCTCCATAAATCGCCTCATCGGCAGCAAGGAATATAACAACTACGCCGCCCGCGTTCTTGGCCTGAAAACGCCAGAGCATCGCCGCCAGTGGTTACAGGAAGCCGTGTCTGCCACGTCGGTCGTTGGTGCGGGACGCGCTACCAGTGAAACACCATCCACGATCTCCATAGAGGCAGCGCCGCAATGAGCATGGTTCCTACTCCTACGCCAGTTTTCTACGAAGCCAACGGCGCGCCGCTACAGAATGGGTATATCTATATCGGAACAGCCGACATGGACCCTATCGCCAATCCCATACAAGTTTATTGGGATGAGGCGCTAACCATAACAGCGACACAGCCGATCAGGACGCTGGGGGGATATCCATCATATCAGGGAAAGCCTGCCCGCTTATTTGTGGCGGCGGGAAGTTATTCGATCACGGTCAAAAACAAAAGCCTGATAACAATCATTTCGCAGGCAACCGTGAATTGGTCGTTTATCACGGTATCAGACCTCGCCTCCACTGTTGGTGGCATGATAGCGGATAACGTTACGATTAATGTACCCGCTGACTATTCAACCATCGCGGCGGCATTCGCTTATGTTGCGACTAAAACCATCACGCGCGGGGCGGTTGTCACGATCAAGGTCGCAGACGGCACCCATACGCTTAGCGCCGGTCTGCTACTAAACCACCCACAAGGTGAATCTATCCGCCTGATCGGGAATCAAACTACGCCTGCCAACTGTATCATTACAGTATCGGGCGCGCCGACATTCGACGCACTGACGGTATCGAACGGGCATACTCTTGGTTTGCTTGACGGCTTTAAATTCAGCTTAGCCAGTAAAGCGACTAGCCCCAACAACTATATCGCCATCCTATCCCTGAATGGCGGGAACATCATCTGTGGATCTAAGATTGTCACGGACAACTGGTACTATGGCATTGCTGCTCGTGTTGGATCAAGCATCTACTGCCGGAGCGCGGTCGTTTCCAATGCTGGTGACGTTGGTATATGGGCGTTTATCGGCTCATCCATCGACTGCCAGAGCGCAGTTGTTTCCTCCTGTTCCGATAGCGCCAATACGCTAGGATGGGGTATTGAAGCGGAATATGGCTCGTCTATAGATTGCACCAGTGCGACCATTTCCGGCTGTTACAGGGGTGGTATTGGCTCTCTTTCCGGCTCTACCATCAAGGCGGCTTCGGCGGTCAGTGATGGCAATACAGGCATGGCTGGCGGCGCGCATGGCCTATTCGCTGAGAACGGAGGCGTTATTGAGGCGCACAGCGCGCAAACTATCAACAACAGCGGTTTCGGTATTCATCTCGGCACGGTCGGGATGGGAATCGTTATCGGCAATTCGATCACGAACGCCGGCAACACGGCGGGGACTTATAACACCAGTGCCATTCTCGATGTAACGGGCGGGCAGTCTCGCTTACTGTTCTATGGCCCGACCGGGGCGAGGATCGATAATGCCAATGCGGCCCCCATTTATATCAATACGGCAGGAGGTGTCCAATTTGAGTTTGCTCATGTTGCCAATGCCGTAAACCATGTGGCTGCGACGGGTGCTGCGACCGGATCCTATGTTCGTCTGACTGCGACGGGAATAGACACTAATATAGACATTGCCCTAGAGGCAAAAGGATCAGGCGTGCCTCGCTTTGGAGGTTGGACATCGAACGCAGACGCAGCGGTCAACGGGTATGTCACAATCAAGGATAGCTCCGGCAACGTCCGTAAGCTGGCGACAATCGCATGATCGCCATCGTGGATCGCGGGCGGGTCCGACCCTTGTGGCTTCCTGAACTGGCGGCGCTTCTCCGCAAGCCTGAGCGCGAAGACGAATTTCCATCCGCCGCCATGTGGGCGCGGCGCAATCTAAAGGAGCTAACCAATGGCAACTGACAAACCCAAGCCGACACAGAAGCGGTGCGCCGATGAAGGTGGCCAATAGCCGCCATGACTGACCATCAGGGCGCCATAAAGCATTTTGTAGACGCGCTTTCTATCGGCGCAGTTTTGGGGACGTTGGTAGGGATGTTGCCAGCACTCGCCGCAGGACTTTCAATCGTTTGGACCGCCATTCGAATTTACGAAACTAAGACGGTGCAAAGATGGCTGAGAAAGGGGCGTTAAGATGAAACTCATCGACAATTGGCGCAAGTTCCACAAGCTCTGGTCTGTCCGTATCAGCGCGGCGGCGTCGGTTGTGTGGGCATATTTACTCGCCTCGCCTGAAACGATGCTGTCCGTTCTTAACCAAATCCCCGCCGACATGCGCGCATGGCTTCCTTCTTTTCTGCCCATCGCCTTATTCGCGCTGGTGACGTTCGCCCGACTTGTCCATCAGGAGAAGATCAGTGGCCCAAAATAAGGCTGTAGAGGCCACCAAGACCAATCCCGGCAAAACTGCCACTGCGGGCGCGCTGGCTGTTGCAATGGCTCTCGCTGTACCTCTGGTGGCAAAATGGGAGGGCAAGCGGAACGACCCTTATCTTGATCTCGTGAAAATCCCGACCGTGTGTTACGGGGAAACCAACGTCGCGATGCGTCATCACTCTGACGCCGAATGCCGGGACATGCTCGTCCGCACACTACAGGGCAAATACGCTGCGGAAGTGATCCGCTGCACGCCTGTTCTTGCCGACAAGCCACAGCGGCTCGCGGCAGCGACTTCGCTATCCTACAACATCGGAACGGCATCCTATTGCCGCTCCACCGCTGCCCGGCTGTTCAATGCTGGCGACATGGCTGGCGGTTGCAAGGCCATTGGCCGCTTCACGATGGCTGGCGGTCGCGTGGTTCAGGGTCTTGTCAATCGTCGGGCGGATGAGGTGCGGCTGTGCCTATCCTAGCCCTGCAAGCCCTCACCTTCGCCCGCTCGCACTGGAAGCTGATCGGCATTGCCGCTCTCGCCATCTTCGCAGGCACCCAGACCCTGCGCCTCGCATGGACACAGACGGCCCTTGAGAAGCTGACAGCTAAGATCGCTGTTATGGCCGCGATAACGAACGAGACGGACAAAAAATGGCGGGCAACCGAAAGCACATGGAAGGTCAAGACCGCCCAGATTGTAAAGGACAAGGATAATGAAATTCAGGCCATTGATGCTGAGCGCGATGCTGCTATTGCCGAGCTGCGGAACCGTCCACGTCGCCCCGCCCCCGGCACCGCCGAAAGCCCCGCCAATGGAGAAGCTGCCGGAGGATGTACTGGAGCCTCCCTTTATGCTCCCGATGCGGAATTTCTTATCCGGGAAGCTGCCCGAGCCGACACCATCCGAGTAGCGCTAAACGCCTGCTACGCCCAATATGATATGATCTCGGAGGCACCGTAATGCTCGGCCTTAATTCACTCGCCCTTGCTTTAAGCTATACCCCGAATGGCGGGGGCGCGCCTGTGTCGTATGACTACACGATCTCCAGCGATGCAGACTGGACGACTGTTTTGGCAGCGATAACAGGCGGTGAAACGGTCGGCGTTGACCCGGGCACGTATTCCGCCCGTATTATCAATACGGTCAGACCATCCACCGAAGTGGTGTTCACCGCCACCAACACATCGAACAAGCCCCTGTTGCACAACTTTGACATCCGGGACTGTGCCAACCTGACCCTTGAGTACATGGATTTCGTGTCAGAGACATGGAACAGCAATCCAACGCAGGCGCTCGGCTTTTCCTCGGTTACAGCGGGCGCTGGCAACGCGGACATCATCCTGCAAAACAATGTTTTCCGCGTCGGCTATCAGGGAGATCTCAACAATGCGTTCGATGTAACGAAAGACGATTATCCGGAATATTGCTGCATCTTACTTCAGTTCAATACGTCAACGGGTGCCGTAACAGGCTTTATAGATAACGGGACGTTCCCCAATCCATCATTATACTGCGGTCTGGCAGACGGAGCCTATGCCCTGACCATATACAACGTCACCAATTACGTCTCTTTCACCACCCCGCCCGTAATTGATATGAACGTGGTCGGCGGGTATATCGTCAGCCTGACGATAACAAATGCTGGCGTTGCCACCACAACCTTGTCGGGCGGCCTTGCTGAACTGAATACATCCTATGGTGCGCTTTCGCGGGTTGTTACCTGGGCGGGGCATGAGCCTATGCTCAATTATCTCGCCCGCGCCATATCGTCTGTCACTGGTGGCGGGTTAAAATCGACAGGGCTGTTCAGTGGGCCTCTGACGATACAAAACAACGAATTCGGCCTCTGCGTCGATGCCATCAAATTCAGTTCCGGCAACAAGGTCATCATCCACGGTAATGATTTCAATGCGGTTTATGCCGATATTGAAGCCATGTCGTATACATCCGGCAGCGAATACATCATCACAAACAATTTTGTGGCTACCTCCCTTGCCAAGACAGGGCAACCGTTTGATCCCCACGGTGACAAGATCATGCAGGGCTACGGGCTTAGTGGGGGCAATCTCACTGTCCGCGCTGGCAATAATATCGTGGCCGGTAATATTTTCATGGCAGGCGCTTTCGGCTACGGGCAAGGTGTTTTCCTCGAAGGCGGCACGTCAAGCTATGGATGGGGCGGCCTGTTCGTCGGAAATATCGTTCTTGGACGCGGTTCTGGCCGCGCTTACTCCCCCACTTTTTCAGATGGTGCCTACTTTTTCGGCAACGTCGCTATGCATCTTGACCCTACCGAGGGCGAGAGTAGCACGCAAACAATGTTCATCGGCACCGATATTACCGTCGAGCCTTCGATAGCAGCGCGCAATGTTCTCGAAAAACTCACTGTGGGCGTAGCGGATGTCAATTTCACCACCGACCCGAATCTGCAAACAGGCCTCAATAGCGCATCACTTTCCGGCGCTGATGCGACAGCGAAAACGCAATCCCTGTTCCCCAATTTCTTTGGAAGCAAAACCACGCGAGCAGAGGTTGCCGCAGCCTTGGAGTTAGCTGCGGGGTATAGCTCATACGCCCTGCCTGCGGGGTTAATAGACTACGCAGGGAAAACCTACGATCTCACCAATCTCCCGGTAAGATGCCTGTTTGAGACTATAGTCGATCAAACCACAAGTGCGTCGGTTAGCAGCGCATGGACAAGGTGCCTGGGTGGTGCTGGCACAATCACCTTCTCCGTGAGCGGAGCGGACTTGCAAATTGCAGACGATGCGTCGGGTACTAATGCCACGACAGCGGCGGCATTTGGCAGCTTTACGCTTGGAGATTATTGCGACAAATTCCTGCGCGTAACCAACCTGACCACCAGCGCGTCACCTTCCGATGCTTCTACCGTCACGGTGGCGTTGAACGGGACAGCAAACACATTCACGGCTGTCACGGCAACCTCCGCGTCGTTCCCGGTTGCTGATAATACTGCCGTCGCCTACAATGTGCTGACTGCTCCGGCAACCCCGATAAGCGGGCTGGCAAAAATGCTGGTAGCTATGCGCATCAAGGCTGACACTACTGTTTCTAACGCCAAAATACTTGCTGACCGCGTTGGAACCAAGTTCAACTTTATCACATCAGGAGGCGAGATAAGGGTGGTTCTCGAATCTTCGGCCAATGTCTCGCTTAGATTTGTGCAGCCTGGCGGGTTGGACACGAACTGGAATACGTATTTCTTCTCAGTGGATTACACGCAGACCAGTATTAATCTGGCGACAAAATTCGTTAAGAATCATTCATTCGCCGCCCATAGCGGTAGCAGCGAGACATATAGTTTCACGGACGGAACGCACACATTCAGCACAGACGACATATGGCACAGCTCTGGCGTCCAAGGCTTCGGGCTATTTGCGGAAGCGGATGGCGGCGGCACGAAGTTCGATGGCCAGTTCGAATGGCTTTGGATCGACTTTTTCACCGCATCAGAGGATATGCCAGACATAGGAGACCCATTAATCCGTACAAAGTTCAGCGCCGACAATTTTGGATCGGACGGCAGTGTGTCAGGCTTTTTCAGCCAACCATATTATTTCTGGCGCTGCACCAGCGCGGGCACAGAAATGAATTCCGGCATAACAAACCTTGGCTCCCAGGGTTCGTCCTCACTTGCCTATGGTGGAGGCACGTGGGCCTAGCGCCCCGCTTATCCGGCAGGAGGCGACGAGTTACGTTTAGTCGTCTTTCTTGTCAGTATCGAAAGCAGGAACGCCCATTCCCCATGTCGTAAGGCTCGATGGCGGATCGGTGAACAGCCTTGGCTTGTCCGCGCCTTGCATAAAAGTGCCTTGCGGGCCGTCTGTTTTAATAGCGGGTCCGTCAATCTTGAAGCCTGCTACATCTGTGCGCACTATATAGCCCATACTCGGAGTATCATAGGTGGTTATCAGGGTGCCCCCTGCAAGCCTAATAACATGGGGCCTATATACGTGCGTGACCCACGGTTTTGAGAAAGTTTCCTGAGTTTCTAAGGGCTTGAAAAGGGGGCGTTTCTCAGACCCGTTTACCGTTTGACAACCGTAATCTGCGAGTCTATTTGGCGATTCCTATCAAGGGAAATTGCCATGACCAAGGTTGCTCTAATCCAAGCTGACTGCCTTCGCGCGATGGAGGCCATACCAGACCGCAGCGTCAATCTGGTCCTTTGCGACCTGCCCTATGGTACGACCCAGAACAGTTGGGACAGCGTCATACCGCTCGACAAGCTTTGGCGCGCCTATGAGCGTATCTTGGCCCCACAGGGGGCAGTTGTCTTGACGGGGCAGGGGCCGTTCACGGCGCGGCTGATGATCAGCAACGAGGACTGGTTCAAATACAAGCTGGTCTGGGAAAAATCGAAGCCTACCAACTTCCTAAACGCCAAGAAGCAGCCGCTGCGGAAGCACGAGGACATTTGCGTCTTCTATCCTCGGCAACCCAAGTATCAGCCGCAAATGGGCGCTGGCGCTGCGTATGACAAAGGCGTCCGCAAGGATCAGTTAACCGGGTCTTACGGCGATTTCCGGCCTGCCCACATCAAGAGCGAAGGTGGGCGCTACCCAACGGACGTGATCTATCACAAGACAGCCGAGAGCGAGGGGATGGTCTATCACGCAACGCAAAAACCGGTGGGCCTGGGTCAATACCTGATCCGCACCTACACCGAGGCCGGCGATGTAGTTCTGGACAACGCATTTGGCTCGGGCAGCTTCCTGGTTGCTGCCGCGCTCGAAGGCCGCAATGCCATCGGGATAGAACTCAACGAGGATGTGAAGCTATTCCGCAACGGGGCGGTGGACCTGATCGACGTGGCCCACACGCGCCTTTCAGCCATCCCCGGCTGCGACATTACAGTCAGCCCGACCAGTCCTGCCCGTGAATACCGCAAGGCAATCGAAAGGGTTTTGGACAGGCAGCTGGTCTACTGAATCTCCATGCTGAAAGCGCGCAGGGCACCCCCATCTCGCCCCGGCGAATCATCTGTCTTTGGTATGATGGGGGCTGGATCGACCGTTATATCGAACATATTGGTCTCTTTGTTACATTCGACCATGATGCCAAAGCCGATCATGCAACGGATCATAGTTGGTGTTTGGTTATCAGCCATCGTTCACATCCTTCATCTGGCGAATGGCTGCTGCAATATCATCTGGCATATGGCCTGACGGTCTCGCCCAGTCTATGACCCAAGTTTCGGCAATAACCGCGCACCTCTCCCTCTCGGCAGCTACGGCCTGTTGGACGAGGGGGTAAAGATCACGCGCTAGTTCCGCCGCGTCTTTGGGCGATGGGATGCAGCAACCGATTGCGCGGTCTTCTATTATCCGCGCCGCCTGCTCTATCCATTGCGATTCAGTCATAATCACACCTATCATCTATCAAGCCAGCCTCTTCCGGGTTTTCCAGTAGCCATGTGCTCCACCTTTCAGTTTCGTCATCTGTGGCTTCCGCGTCAGCCCCGTCCGCTAAAAGACATTTGATTATTTCAATCTCGCCGCCCTCTGGCGGGTAGCAATTTTCCGGCAAGCCGTATGTGTTGCCCGGATCATACGGCGTTACCTCGAATTCTACCTCGACTACAACGTCATCCTTGCGGTAGAATGTGTGGTAATAGGTCCGAGCCATTCACGCCTCCCCGTTATGGTTGAGGAGGGCGCGTAGGGCCGCTTCCAGATCGAGCCAGTCTTGCGGGTTCATCGTCATAGCCTGTGTGCTGTGAGTGCTACCGTCGCCGAAATACACACTGGCATAGTCCG